GGGTTGACCGGAACTGATTATTGGCGTTAGTAGGAGAAGCAGAAAGAATGTTATATGTTTCATTGCGGTAGATTTCATTAGTGATTTGTTGGCGTTGGATGATTGTGTCTTGATGAATCTGTAAGCTATCAATTTTCAAGAATAGACTGTCCGTTTTTTCGTTATTGGTTTCAATGATTTGGTACAGTGAATCATTCACGTCTTGTAACCTTTTTATAGCAGGATTTGTTACAGGATCATTGCACGTTTTAAATCCGGTTATAATCATAACACCTACGATTGTGATTGCTGATAAGTACAGCACAAGCCTTCTTAGTTCGTTTTGCCCCATCGTGTGATGTGTAAGTTTTTGGTTAGTGGGCGTATCTTGTAATACACTCCATCGCGTGAACGTGAATCGCGCATTCCTTGATCATTGGTATTGCCTTCAATGGTACGCACTGAATACTTGCCTATCCTGTCCACGATGCCAGTGTGACCGATACCCTTAAATCGTTTGCGCCAGAATTCGGAATAACTTAACGTCATTACTAGCACATCCTTATCGCTATACGATTGCTTGAATTTACCATCAGTAAAAATCACATCGCGCTGGTTGTATGCAGTAGGCGACCAACCTGTGATTGTATTAGAAACGCCACACTCATTGAGCATAGCCATGACAAAGAAGGAACACCATGCATAACCCGGTAGCCAACCTTCCTGCTTCATCAATACTTGCAAAGCAGCATCGTTGAAACCTTTGTTATTGCCGCCCTTCTCTTTTACGCCTACAAATGATGCAGCCGTAGTCCTTACGCAGTAGCCGTCATCAGCATGCGTAAGATAAACAGGAATGCAGCAAAGTAGAATGCATATAATAGCAGGTATAAGACAACCTTTTGCCATGTGGTTAGATAGGTGTTTAGTTCATACTTAATTTCCTTACTATAAACTTCGCGTTGTAGTGCCTTAAAATTGAAACGGATTCCTAAAAACGTAATGAAGTTAGCAAACACCATGATGAGTGAAGCCAGCACGATGTATTGCACGTATTCAGTAGATATGAGCGCATCGCCAAAGTATTCAGCACTTAATGTGCCTGCAATAATGAACAAAGCAAACGCAATCGGTATCGACCACAAGCCATCGAACAGCTGAAGGTTGTATCGAATCAACTTGTAAGTAATACTTGACTGTTCACTTTTTGGTTTTGTCTGCTTCTTTGTTGACATTGCTTCGTAGTTTTAGTGAAAGCTCACGCTAATACTTGCGCAAACGTTCGGTATATTCCTGCTTCAGTGTTTTTTTATCACTCATGGTATTCGATTAATGATGTTACGTGAGTAAGTAGGTCGAAAGCTGGTAGCAGTATTGCCCGATGAAAACTGATAGTTGAGCGTATTGGTCACATCTGTACGTGGTGAACGGTCAGGCCACTGCGCTGTGCTGTATTCAGGAAACAAACTGCTATTCGCACACAAGTAATCGACTAACAAAGTGGTGTAATGCTCCGCGTTTTGGCGTGCCCTGTCAATCATATCCTTCATTACCACATCCGAAACAGGCACAGTATCTTCGGACTGACGTTGAACCAGCGTGCCGTTGTCCATGCGATAGCATAGATTCGGAGTTACATCCACCATTACCCACCAAAGCAGCATCTTTTGGATGTAATCTTCAAGCAGTATTTGATAGTTTCCTGCAATGGTATTGTTAGCCACGTCATCTTTTATCTTATTGAGCAAATCAGTTCCCAAAAAGGGAAGCAGCCATTTGTCTTGCGCCAAATAGATTGATGGATATAGAAGGTTTGGATCAACACTACCATTTATAGTAGTGTACTTCTTCACGTAGTTTTCGGATATAAGTAATACTTCAGCCATAGTTTTAATTATTGATTGCCGTAAATAGGATTTGTTGGAAGGAAGCCGTTATATGGCATATCTTCAGGAAGCTTTGCAACAAGTGAGTTATTGCGCACTTTATATCCCATGCGTTCTGCCATGCTCACAGCTATTCGTGTTGCGTCAGGATCATTCGGGTTAATCTTCGCGCCACTTGCATCTACATACACACGCTTTTCCCAAAAGTGTTTGCAATTTCCACCGCCTTTGTAAAACCAAATGTCATAAGTAGCTGCGCCTTCAGGTCCCCATCCGGGATTGACTGCTACATTTTCCATTGCTACTATATCTTCTTTACGATACAGCTTGCCTGCTTCCACCATCTTCTTGCAGAATGGGCGCATATTAGCGTGAGTAAAGCTACCTGCGTAAACGTAACGAGTAATAAAGTATTTACCATCGATAATGGCATCTTGCTCACTCTTTGCCGCTGGTCTTGCTGCACCTGTGCGTACTGCGAATTCGTGTTCAATTTCTTCATCAGCGTTATATGCATCAATCAATATCCAGTTTTCGGATGCATCTTCACCAAGTGCAATTAATGCATCGCCTACTGTGCTTTCATCAAAGTCAGCATCTACTTTTTTTTTTAACTCAACACTTGATTGAATCACTTCCGTAGGCTGCAATGAACCTGGTAAAACATCGGCAAAGATTGCATCGATAGTAGTAGCCGGCAATGTTGGAAATGCAGCCTGTACGATTGCCTTTGCACTGCTAACAGGAACAGCACCTGCTGCACTTTGCATAACGATGTCTATAAGTGAAGTAATCTGCGCACCATTCAAAGCAGTAGCAGCTACATCGGTAGTAACACCACCTGTTGCATCTACTACAACTTCTGCCTGCTCAACTGCCAATGGTGTGTTTGGTATAATCTCAAAGGTTACACCAGGCATTTGATTGCTCAATAATTCTTCTAAGCTATAATTAATCTTTGCTTGGTATGGCTCAATGACTTGTTTGTTAAATATCTCCAAACCGACAGCCATTTCATCTTTGTTGCTACCGAATCCTGTATTCTCGCGAATACCAAATAGAAGTGGAGTAGTCACACGATGCGCAGTAATAATCTTTTGCTGCGCTGTATCATTCATCAATGCATATTGCTTATCTGCATCGTTGACAGGGAATGGAGTAATTTCGGTCTTAGGTTGATCGCGCTCATTAAAGAACATAACCACCTTTCCAGCGTTGCGCGCACCACTCATTTTGTTTTCCCAATCCATCATCATCTGCTGCTTCTGCTCAGGTGTTGCCTGACCATTGTAGAAGTTAATGATAGTTGAAGGGAAAAGACCGTTTGAAATTTGATTGATGTGAAATATAGATATCTGCTTATCTAACTCGATGTAGTTAATTGCGCTCCAATAATCGGGGCGTGGATATGAATCGCTACCTGTGTACGTGAAGCACCAATAGATTTGTCGTGGCTCTTGCTCACGTGTCAAATAATTGTACTTCGGTATGAATTCGGGCGTGTTTCTTTTCTTACGTGTGTTAGTCCAATCGTAGCTGTGAAAGATTCCTATTTCGGTATCGTCTTCTTGATTCACTGCGATGCGACATTCTTCAAATGGAATCGCATTTAGTTTGGATATAACCGTTCTGTCGTTGCTCCAGATGACTTCAATATAAAACCCACCAAACAACTTTAAGTCGTGCGCACATGCATAGGTTAAGGAATCTATATTTAATGCATCTAATTCGGCTTGATATTGCTCCGACTGAATACCCTTACCAGCTATCATGTCACCAATGGCAACAACGAGTGAACCATGCACTGGTGATTCGTGTGCCAAATCGCGCAGGTATTGTGGAAAGTCGTTTGCATCTCCGTAATTAACCCAGCCTTTTCGGTCTACTTTTTCGGCATCACTCTTTGCTACGTATTCACTAAGCTTAAGTGATACTATGTTTGATTCGTTATGGTTCATAGATTATATCGTTTGGAATGGTATTGATTGGCACATCAAACCAACTTGTATTGTCATTTAAAACAGCATAACCACGCTCAACAATGCCCACTACTGCGGCATTGGTTGGATTGGTATTGCTCGATGAATTTTGTCCGTACACTACATATCGGTATCTACCTGCCAAAGTTAATCCAACTGTGGTAATAGTAAGTTGTGTAACACGCACCGTTTCATTAACAATCGTAGCTACCTGTGCAAGGTCATTCCCGGTGGTGCTGTTTTCTTCGTGTGTAAGAATGATAAGATAGTGCGTGAATGCTGTGCTGTAATACTGTCGCGCTTCGTCAAGTGATAGGTATACCTGCTGATTGGCTGTATTTGTATTTAGATATATCATTAGCTTCTTTAATTAAAAAGGGCAAGTCAAAGATAACCTGCCCTTTTTTTCAATACAACAAGAACACACAAAACGGAAAACAAATTCTTAGTAGTTAGGCAGCACTTCAACTCCAGGGAAGTTGTCGAAAGGAACTGTCGTATACGCTTCAAGGTGAACAGCTGGAGCGAGTTCTTCAGCAATCAATGTAACTTGATAACCCATCAAATCAGCTTTTTGCTGTCCTGATTGAACAGTACCTGCAGTAAGCTGTGCTCCTTCTCCTGCACCCACCAAAAGTATTTGATCGTCATTAGTACGAACAAACACAATCATTTTAGCTTTTGCAACATTTAAAAATTCGTTGCGCATTTCCTGAGTCAATTTACCAAAAGTCCATCCAACTTCCTGCGAGAAAAACAGTGTACCTGTTTCCAAATTCTTTTGCACCGTTTCTATGTATGAACCCGAATTGCGGAAAGGAACATATCGGTAAATTTTAACTGAACCTGAAGTACCGGGCAATCCATCAACTTCACCATCAGGACCGCCATAAACGATTCCTGTTTCGAAGTCAGCGTAGTTAGCAATTAAAACCTCTTTGACCCCACCGATACCTTCGAGGCATCCTAATGTGAAGCCGGTTGTCAATTCACAAGCCATATTATTATTTTTTTATTTGGTTAAAAGGGGGCTGTTACACCCCCTCCTTAATTTATTGATTATGCACCCCAGTAGGTGATGTCCTCACCAACTGCAATCTGTGCACCCAAGTAGAAACGTGCACCGTAGCGAACGTTCTGTGAACCATCAAGATTCTGCATGTCCAAAATGAACACTTCGTTCATTTGGTTTTCCTGCCATGTACCCAACATCAAATTGCTTGGTTGAGCGAAGATGATATTGTTAGCAGTCATACCCGGACAAACGTAGATTTCGTACATACCTACGAAACGACGGTTAACTTCAGGACCACCTGTCAAGTACCAACCATTGCCATCAGCGATTTGTGCTTGCATGTAAGCTTCCCATGCAGCCTGTCCCATGTACAAAGCTGGCTTTTCAGCAGCACCTTTAACAGCAGCAGGAGCAGTGTTGATTACGTCCCAAATAGTAGCGATGATGTTACCCGAAGTGATAGCACCTGAACCTGCAGATACAGCATTTGAACCTGCAGCCTTAATCAAAGTTTCGAATCCATCGTACTGACCAGCTGTTGCGTTAACACCTGACCACATAATTGTTTCGTTAGCAGCTGCGATACCACCAACCAAACGGCCAATGATTGCATCTTGGATTTGTGTGTTTACACGTCCTGACATTACATCAGCAGTAGTCCAGTCAATGAAGAAATCTTTTTTACAGATTTGACGCTGAACTTGGAATTCTTCCAAAGTCAAAATGCGCTCGGTCAAAGTGATAGTACCTGTTGGAGTAAAGTCACATGTTCCAGCCGCAAATGATACGGTGTCATCAATTTTACGTACTACTGATTTGTAAGGTACGTTTGGCTTCATTGTAACGTACTGTGCAGAAACGTTACTCAACAAAGCTTTAGCTACGATTTCACCAGCTAATTCACCTGCATAGGTGGTGGTGAGTGAAGTTGTTGTTGGCATTTTAAATTTAAATTATGAGGTGAATTAATTTACTTTTTAGAACGGATGCTTTCCATGAAGTCGCTGAATGTGTTACCATTCGATGCAACAACCGGAGCAGCGTTTTTCTTAAACTCTTGTGACTTTACAGAAGGTACAGCAGGTGCTTTTTTAACTGAAGCAAGTTCAGTCTTCAATGCTTCT